TTGAACCTATCGCATCTGTTCGTTTAGAAACCATCAACAAACCACCTATCGGTCTTGACTATCAGGCTTTGTTTACTGCTGGAGTTATCACAAACGAAGAAGCAAGAAAGGAACTTGGATTGCCATTAATTACTGATGTGAAACAATCATCTTTGAACGATGCCATCAATGCTTTGAGTCCTTTGGTTGCAAACAATGTGTTGTCAAATATGACCATCAACGAAAAACGCCAATTGGCAAATCTTCCACCGATTGCCGGAGGTGATTCATTGCCATCCGCTGCACCCGTTGCCCTATCAAAACAAAATCCTTTTGGTTGGGACGATGAAAGAGACATCAAGGTATTCCAACAATACGGAGAGAGTGCGGACAACTTTGAAGCCTACAAGTTTGAGTTCGTTGATGCCGTTGAAACTGCTATTTTGAATGTGTTGAAAGAGAATAAAGGTCTGCAAGTTGGAGACATTGTGAACATCACCAAACTTGATGCGAAGGTTGTCGCTGATGCCATTGCTAAACTTGCCAAAGCAGAGTTGATTAAATCATATGAGGATGGTCTTGAAACAACCCCGAAAGGAGTTGAAGAAGTAAAGAGATTGCAAACAGAAATTGTGGTTCGTTATGGTTATGCTTTAGCCCCTGGAATCAAAGGTGGTTTGCTTATTCCCGGTTCAAGAGATTTTTGCAGACAAATTGTAGGAAGTAATCGTGTGTATAGTCGTGAGGACATTAACGCAATGTCTGCACAACTTGGGTACGATGTATGGAAGAGAAGAGGTGAATGGTACACAAACAAAGAAACTGGAATCACCACCCCACAATGCCGTCACATTTGGCAACAACAATTATTAAGGAGGATCAAACGATGACCAATTTTGTATATTTCATTTCAACCACTTATTTGAAGTCGAACACGCCTTTGAATGACAACGTTGACGATAAATTGTTGAAATCAGCAATCAAAGAAGCTCAAGAAATCTACATCCGTGATGTGATTGGTTCAGGCATTTACAATGAGTTGCAAGTACAAGCATTTGCTGGAACATTAACGCAGTTGAATACTACCCTTTTGGATTCGTACATCGCACCTTGTTTGAAGTATTACACCTTGACCGAAGCAATGCTTCCAATGACCTTCAAACTGATGAATAAATCGGTTGCATCTCGTGAGAGTGACAATGCTCGTGCTGTATCAGTTGAGGAGATGACAATGATTGAAGGTCGTTATCGTGATAAAGCGGAATACTATGCCAACCGATTGAGGGATTATCTTCGCACATACACCAATGATTATCCTTTGTTCCTAAATCCCGGCAGTACATTTGATACAATCCGTCCAAAGAACACCGCTTTTGTCGGTGGTATTTATCTTCCAACTTCACAAGATTGCTTTTGGAACTATGACTTCCCCAACGAGGACAAATAAGTGGCAAAAAAACAACGAAGCCAAACTTCTCAAATTTCTCAAGAATGACACTAAACCAAATAATTCAAAAGATTCAAACGGCAGCCGAAAGCCATAAGATGGTTCACAAGTTTGGCGTTGGTCAGCAGTCAAATATGACTGTTGAGAATGTTGAGTACTATCCGTTGGTTTGGTTGTATCCAGATGGGTTTAATCTTCAGTCCGGTGGGAATCTTCAAACCTACAACTTTGCATTGTTGGTGATGGACAGAGTATTTGAAAGCGAATCAAACACAATTGAAGTTCTTTCCGATACCGCACAGATTATGACCGACATCTTTGCGTTGATTGAGGACAACACCCAAAACGATGAGGATTTTGAGATTGTGATCAACGGCAACGCTTCCCCATTCTACGATTCAAAAACTGATATTCTCGCTGGATATGCAATCAACTTCCAAGTCCTCACTCCTTATTTACATAATACTTGCGTTGTTCCTGTTTAGTTGGTTGTGGGCGTTCTTCAATTATGATGAACCAGTCCGCTATATCAAACCACTAAATGTTGAGATGCACGAAAGGATAATTGAAAAAGAGAAGATCAAACGAATCACACTACTGAAAGAACTGAACCACTATGATACGATTTTTCTTGATACTTTTGATGCTACATCTTCAGGGCTTGAAGGGGCAATCCGTCTCCATAGATTCTGCGACTCTACGAACTGCGAATAGTTATCTTGTCAAAGGTGCGATTGCAAGGCAAAAAGTTAGCCAATTACTGAAGGTTGTTCACTCGGATTCTATTATAATTTCGCAACAAGATTCAGTCATCACCAAACAAAAGGTAAATATCGCATATCTCAATGCGGAGAATGATTCACTTGTGAAGCAAAATAAAGCCATTACAAGGACTTTAAAGTTGTTTAAGAGTATAAGTATAGGCTTGGGAATTTTAACGCTTGTGGGATGGCTACGATAGACATTAACAAACTGCCCGATGCACTTGATACATACTTGGATGATGTCAATCAAGGCTCACTCCTTCAACAAATCATCGTTGATTGGTGGAACAAGAAGGTTATTCCCCCTATTTGGGCAAACCTTGACAACAAAAACATCAATGCTTCTTCGGTTCTTCGCCAATCTTTTGTCCCAGGACAGATAACCAAATCACCCACATCCATAAACACCATCCTTCTCGCTGAGGATTACTGGGAGTTCGTGGAATACGGAAGGAAGCCAACAAGAAATGGTCACACGGAAGGCACACCATATTTGTGGCAGTCAATCAAAGAATGGATGGCATTCAAAGGAATCAAGCCACCACAAACGATGACTTACGATTCAATGGCAAAGGCAATCGCAAACAAGATTCACCGAAGAGGAACGAAGGCACAACCATTCCTTGAGGATGCGTTCACGGAATCAATACAGATGGAATTGGTGAATGAGTTGAATGCTCGTTTTGGGGATTTGATATTCTCGGAAGATATAAAATTGTAACAAAAAGAAAAGTTTATTTGCATTATTAGAAAGTTTATTTTACTTTTGCTCTTGTTATGGATTACAACAAAGCAATTGAAACAATTAAACTTAAACGCAGACAAGGGCTATTTCAAATAGTCGCTCGTAAAACAGGGGTATCACTTCCAACGGTAAGAAAGTATTTGGTTGAGGGAAACATCGTTTCACCCAAAGCCAAAGCCGTCATTGAAATTGCATTGAGGGAGGTGAACAATGATTGAGGCAACAATCAACGGATGGATTCTCACAATGGCTGGGGATAGGTATGTTTACATTGACAAGCAAGTTGATGACTATTTACTTGAGAATCACTTTGATGAACTTGAACCGTACCTGATCAAGCGAGATGTGTACTTCGGTGGATGCGTTGAGACCAATTTAGTGGGTATTGAGACGGAAAGATTCTTCTATCTTGAACCCGACAAGTTTACTATTATTTTTATGCTCGGACACAAAACAAATTTCCTATGAATAAAAGCGAATCAATTAAGAACATTGCTGGTGCGTTGGTAAAATTCCAAGCATCGGTGAGCAAGGTAGCAAAGGAAGCCAACAATCCTTTCTTCAAATCCAAGTATGCGTCATTGGCGAACATACTGGACACAATTCAAAAGCCATTGAGCGAATGCGGTTTGGCAATCAGTCAATTTCCCGATGGTGATGCACTCACAACCATCATCGTTCATTCCGAATCAGGCGAATGGATGGAATCATCCTATGTGATGCCGGTGGTTAAGCAGAATGATCCACAAGCAATGGGTTCAGCCATCACCTACGCACGGAGGTATGCACTCGGTTCAATCCTAAACTTGAACATTGACGATGACGATGACGGAGAGAAAGCAATGGGAAGACAGATTCCAAAGAAAGATGAACTCACACCAAAGCATCCATCGTGGACAAAAGCCGTTGAACACTTGAAGACGGGTGGATTGATGACCGACATCACAAGCAAGTTTGAGGTATCTCCGGTCAATATGAAACTTTTAATTGGCGAGAAATGAATAACACACATCCAGTTATTCACACTTCTTTGAACGAAGAAGATTGGCAAAGGTTGAGAAGTTCACGCTTCACCGCTTCCGAAATTCACAAACTGATGGGAACTCCGAAAAACAAATCGGAGTTCTTGTCGGAAACTGCCAAATCATTTGTCTTTGAGAAGGCAGCGGAATACCTAACAGGTGCGAAATCGGAAATCTATGGTCGGGCATTGGATTGGGGCAAGGAACACGAGAAAGAAGCCTTCCACTATTTCTCACAACAAACCGATGATTTCTTCACTTACTACGGTGCAGAGACATACACCTTTATCACTTATGGCGAATGGGGTGGGTATTCACCTGATGCACTTGGTCACCAGTTGGTAGAAATCAAATGTCCATTCAATTCAGGCAACCACCTTCAAAACTTCTTCATCCAAAACAACGAGCAGTTGAAGAGCAAACGCACGGAGTACTTTTGGCAGATGCAAATGGGGATGATTGCAACCGGATTGGAAGAGGGTTTGTTTGTCAGTTACGATCCCCGAATGCCCATCGGCAAGAAGCTCACAACCACTCTTATCACTTTGGAAGAGGACATACAAGAAATCATTGATGAGAAATTGACCTACGCTGGGGAACTCTTTTTGTCAATCACAAAATAAATCGTTCATTCACAAAGCCAATTAGAAAATAAATTTGCATAAGTGAAAAGAATGTTGTTAGT